ATTAATTCTTTTAAAATTTTAGTCTGTCTATCAATTACATTATTTCTAGTCATAATTGTAACTTTTTCTTTTTCTCTTTGTGCATCTGCATTATCTTTCTTTGCAATATCAATACCCATAGTTGCTGGAGATAGCACTCCAGTAAGAATGAAATCTAATATACTCTTTGCATTTTCTGTATAACTATCAAAATGTAAATCTGGTTGTGTTGTTTGAATTGTACCATCAGTATGTCCATCTCCATCTGGCATACCTTCTTTTTGGATGTATTGTCTATTATAAACTTTAGGCATTTTAGGCATACCATTGTTTTGTCTTTCAAGTAAATCTACTGGATAATACTCAACTGGAGTAGATACTCTAACTGTTTGACTGCATTGGGATAAATCTTCATCTAAAGCATCGAATAAATCAATCTTACCATTAAAAATTGACTTTCCATAATCTTTATTCAGAGGGTCAAAGAAAAACTTTGATGGTACTCCAAGAACTTTCTTCAAATTAGGAATAACTATGTTCTGTAAACCTGCAAGTTCTGGGATTGTATCAAGAGGAACTTCTGTAACATCATTACTTTTTTCTAATCTAAACAATTCATATTCAATTACAGAATTACCATTCTTAATTCTTCTAGTTTCTAACAGAATATAATCTCTATTATTATACTTATAATAATCTTTATAAATGATACCTACTAAAATACCAAAAGAATACACAAATTCAACATTTTGTCCTTCATAGTATTGAATTATAGGACTGCTTGACAATTCAGTATTAAAACTTATTTTAAATGCTCCCCAACCTTCTACTAAAGTCAATGGCATTTGCTCTTGATTTAATAAATGAGTTAAATCATTAGCATCCTTAATTTTATCAAGTCTTGCTTCAACCAAAGCATCATTTGACTTTATCTTCGCATCTCCAATAGCATTAACTAACGTAGAAACGATAGCGTGTGGCACTCCACTATGAACTCTTTTTATATCTCCTTCTTCTGATGATATACCCCAAAAGTAATTCTGTCTGTTTCTATTGTAAATAGGCTCTCGCATATTACCGTAAATTTGCTCATTAGTATAAAAATTAAGCAATTCATTACTATCTCCAATATACCAAACCTTAAATTCTTTTAAATTTTGTCTAATAATATCTTCATCATCACTGATGAACGTTAATCTTTCACTATTTGGATTTTCATTTAACTTCTCTAATCCAAGAAATTTTAACACTCTCTTTTTTACAACTTCGATAATATTCATACATCACACTATCCTTTCATTGTACTAATTATAGCATACTTTTTCAAATTTTCAAAAACAATAGATAGTTTATGAGAGTTTTGCTCTATTTTATATTTATTTTATATATTCTTTCTTATATATAAAGTTTATAAAATAGGCTTAAAGTGTCATTTAGTATCTACTTTTAATGCTCTTTAAATGTTTTCCATCTCTTCAATCTATTAATTAATGGTTGCCAAGCGTACTCATTTGCATTTATTGCGTGGTCATCAAAATCTTCTCTTACTTCGCCTTTTTCTCCCTTACGAGAATTTCTAATCTCTCTTACTAGATTAGTACAAGCCTCACTGATTAGATATTCTCCCCAAGCCATCAACAATCTAATAAAGTCAACTCTAGTTTGTATCTTAATTTTAGTTGAACCCTGGAATACAACGTTAGTTAATCCTTTCTTCTTTGCAACCAAATCAAGTCCTTGTCTAAAACCTATATCAGCACAATCTACATACACAGGGATAACTCCCTTCATCAATGTAGGATGAGTTTGATACATTTTCTTCCATTCAATAATTTTATCTACTATCTCTTCCATTAATTGAGGTTCAGTTTTCTTAACTAACTCATTTTCGTTTGAATAGAAAAATTCATCTATACAACACAACTTGTTATAGTCTGATGTTACTCCTACCATCTGCATTGTAGTTGCTGAACGAATACGAACATCCTTTCCGTGTTTCACTTGTCCTTGTCCATTTGATAAACCAGTATCAATACCGATGGCATAACAAGCATACTGCATATTATTGATTTCTGCTCTACTCTTAATTAGAGTATCACTCATTTCTGGGTATGTTGCTTCAGTAGCATTACCCCACATACCAAGTCCTTCAACCTTATAGATTTCTGGTGCTCGTTTTCTTAATTCTTCCATAGCCACATCATAAATTTCTGTATCTCTAAATTCATTAATCTTGTATGTGGATGTATGTAAGTAAATACCCTTACCATAATCTATAATTTCATCTGGATTACAATAATCTTGATAATCGTGTGTCAATAAATAATTCAAATCATCTTCCATTCTTCCCTGGAAGAAATGCTCATACAACCAATGGTCTTTGTTCCAAGCGTTTAAGCAAAACGTAATCTGATGAAACAATCCTTCTGGCAACTTACCACGAATAGAACCATCTACTTTTCTCCAAGCCTCATAATCATCAATTTCAAAAGCCTCTTCTACATATACATCAGTTAAAAAACCATAAGGCACTCTTATTGATTGAATTTTTTGAGGGTCATCAAATCCTTTAAATAAAATCATCTGTCCTGTCGGTTTATAGATGATAATCATCTCATTATCTTTAAACTTGAAATATTTACTCAACGAAATATCTGGATTGCTAATATCTGGCATATTAATCAACATCTTCAATGTTGTATACGTTGAAAATCTATGAGAACTTAACGTATTTCTTATTATAAGCACATTTCTTCTAGGGTCTGATAATATTTTAGACAATACTTCTAAACCGATAATAACATACGATTTTTTGGTATTTCTTGCTCCCTTAAAAACTCTGTATCTACAATGACAATTCTTATACCAACCTCTTGTGTACCCTTTACCGATACACTTATACATTGATAACCTTTTAACAAAAGTAGGATGTAAAACTGGCATTATACCACATCCTCTTCTGGTACATCATCTATAATTTCAATTCTTTCAACTTGTTGTTCTTCAACTACATCTTTCTGTCCTAAATATTGCTTTCCTAAAAATATAGCCATACTAGGATTAGTTTCAGCCATCATAAACTGATTTCTTCGAAGTGAGATTTTACCAATTGCTGATTTATCTTTAAATGTTTCAAAGAAATTCTTTCCATAGTTTTGATGACACCATCTACCTAGAGTGTCGTGCGAAACTGAAAAAAAGCCACAAATCTCCTCTTCTGTGCACATTATTGAACACAACTTTTCGAATTGGGCTTTATCTATATTTGCTCCGAACTTACCATTCTTTGAGCCTTTTGTTCTTGGCATATAAATCACTCCTTTATTTTTTATCTACCAAGAAATCAAAGATTGATAATTGCTTATTGGCTAACGCTTTTTCCTCTTCTACGAAAAAATCCTCTTTAGTTTTTCCCATCTTTTTTCCTTTTAACGTATGGCAATCGTAAACATAATCTGGGATGCTATACTTTTCTTTTCTTATTTCATCAAAAATTCTATCTATTTCTTCATCACTTACATTAATTTTTTTATCATATATGAAATTAGAAAGAATATCTGCATCCCTATTATGTCCACATCTACAAAGAATAATTACAGCCTTTGAGATGAATACTCTACCTTTAAGTTCTTCATTATTCTTGCAACCTTTATTAATAACCCAAAAACTATCATACAATGCTTTAATTTCTTGTGTTACCATAGGTAAACAATCCTCGGCTGAAATGGTTAGTAACCTTTTCCAACAATATTCTGCATATCTTGGGAATAATTCCAAAGCCATATATCCAGCCATCTTTACATCATTTCTTCTTATTGATTTTTGTAAAGCACTTGCTACTTCGTAAAAATCATAACCTCTTTGTGTTAAAATCTTCATTCTTCATTCTCCTTAAAAATATTCTTTTTCTTTTATTATATCATATTTTTAATGAAAAATAAAGATTTTTTTTATTGTTTTTTAAAATTATTTAATCTATTTTGAATACTTCTTTTTTTGTTCGTTATTAAATTCAATAACTGCCTTTAAGAATTTAGCATCTGCAAAGTTTGCAATAGCAGGAACATCCTTATCTAAACAATGTGATTTCCAATATGGATGTTCATCATATACGAATGTATGAGATTTATTAACTCTAACATCTAAACAGAATAATTCTCTTAATTCTTCATAGTCTACCCCTAATTGCTTTGCTATTTCATAAAATTGAGTGCAAAATGTAACCTTGGTTGCTAGATAACTGTTCTCCATATATTTTGTTAATTCTGCAGTAATTGAGTTCGTTAAATGGAAAATATGTCTTGCATCATAAATCTCTTGTAATAGTTGAACTACTTTCTTACAAGATTTTCTATCTCCACCTAAAATCGTAAACGCAAATTCAAAATTATTACAATGTTGTGTTCCACCATAATATTCTGGACTGAATACAACATTCTTTCCAGTTTCTAAAATTATCTTATCTGTAGTTCCAGGTAAAATCGTTGACTTAATTACATAAACATCTGCATCATTTTCCCTGATTGCATTACAAACTTCTGTAATATCACAATCTCCTTTTTCATTGAACGGAGTATCAACACAAATGAAAGCAAAATCATATTTTATATCTCTCTTTGTATTATTCTCTGTTTTAAACTTATCATAAATATCTGGATGTAATTTCATTAAATCCTTTTCTAAATTGTGTCCTACAACACCATAACC